GTCGATACCAGTCTTGATATCAACAGCAACGCTATTGATTTCACCGCCAGTAGACTTAGCCTGATTCTCCCATTCAGTAGTTCCTACCTGATATGCATACGTCGCGCGACCACGGTCAGGTAGCACACTTGATACTCCATCTTGAATGGTGCGGTTGGCACGATACCAAGTTCTTGGTGCTCGTGAGAATACTTCATTGAAGTAACGGTCATCGTTTTCAGATTCACCGATAGGCTCACCATTAACATCGGCAGGCTTTAATGCAACTAGGCTGAACTTACCCTCTTCTGTATCAGTGATTTCTACGTTCATTGTCTCTTCAACAGTTGAATCGTGTGAAGCAAATTCAACGTCGATTACATCAAGGTCTAGAACAACGGGAATTGAAACCTCGGCATCGTATGACTCAAAGACAATTGAAGTCTTTGTTACGTCTACGATTGTGTTAGGTGAGTCTGTGACTTCAATTGTTACATCTGGTGAACTTAGAGTTACCGCGCCGGTATCAGAATCTACCAGAGCATTAGCAGCAAATGTTACTTCCTGAGGTACCAGAGACATAGATGCCAAATCTAGACTTACTTCAATGGCCTCAGCCTCATACTGATACTTGACCTGATATACGGGCTTGTTCGCTGTATTCTCCATGGTAAAGAATTCTGCGTACAGACCAGAACCAACGTCCATTCTTTCAATGTAGAATCCGTAGAAATTATCTGGGTCAACGATTGATGAAACGTCTAGGCCATTGAACAGACCCACAGTGTCTGAGTCAATGTAGGATGCAGACTTATTGATAATTGGAGTGCCACCGGCAGACCAATTTGAAGTAATGCTCCAAACCCTAATTGTATTACCCACACCACTGACAACATTTGTCTTTACCGTCAACTTTTCAGAAGTCATGTTTACAACACCGGCTGTTGGGCGGGTCAAGTACATAGCCATGGCATTGCCATAATAACTTACAGTAACAATATCTGTAGTATCGGAGTTCCATGCACCAGTAGACTTGTTAATGCCACCGTCGAACACCGGCGTGCGGTTCTCTGTAATGAAAACATCTACTCCAACATCCTTTGACTCAAAGGATACAAGGTTTTGTGGGGAGTTAAATCCAGCACCCGTGCCCACAGTTACATCCTTTGAATTATAAGTAGCGGTAGTAATAGGTACTGTTGTCAAGGTGTTGTTTGTGGTCGCTTCCTGTGAAGCGAAGGTCGCAACGCCCTTGTCTGCGACAACTTCAACAGAGGTTGATGGCAGACCAGCAGCATAGTGAGCACTGATTCGTGAATCGCTTAGTGCGCTGTTGTATACAGCAAACTCATCAATTAGACCAGTGAAGTCGCCAGAAGCAGCCATTGTTCCCACACGGTTTGTTGTAGGAATTGAAGGCATTGAGGATGATGTGCGGCTAGCACTCAATACACCGTCAATGTGAATTGAGGCGTATGGGCTTGAAGACGCATTTAGTCTAAATACAACGTGGTGCCATGCCCCATCATTTACTGATGCAGAAGAAACAAGGTCGAAGTTGTTGGTGTAGTTGTAACCGTAGTGCACTGAAACCTTACCGGCAGCGTCTAGCGCAATATTAAGAACAGTAATGGTGGCAGTACCAACGTTAAACAAACGTGTCACATTTGAGTCGGTTGTCTTAATCCAGAATTCCCAAGTCTTAGGCGGTGCAACATATGTGTTAGGGTTGCTGTTGCCAATGATGGATAGGTAGGAGTTTGCGTCATCAATGAAACCTAGAGCGTTGGTGCTCTTGATACCGCCGCTCTGTCCCCACTGTAGTGTTGTTCCGCCAGTGAACGTTCCTCCGCGTGAACCTGAATCAGTTGCAGGAGATGCAGTCTCGTCCAACTTAAAATAAATCAGCGGACTGTCTGCTAGTACCTCGTCGTTGTATGTCGTCATAAATGGGAAAATCCCCACCACCTAAACTAAATTAGGCAGCGGAGATTCGTCCTCCTTCAAAGTTTAGTGTGTTTGGTCCGTTAACTACTAGAGAGTTACGGATCATTAGCAAAACAGGCGCAACTGTAGAGGCAGAGGTCTTGGCAAGATCAGTCACCAAGGCAAATGCCTTATTAATAATGGCAAAGACTACCTCTGTCTTTACCGCCGTCGCACCAAATGTTGCGACCTCTACCTCTACAATTGCATCCATAGTTTTAGTTTCCTATCACGCTGTTGTGGCGGTGAATACACCGTCAGCGTTCCAGCGAATTACGAAGTCACCGTTGCTTGACGCACGATCCGTAACGAAATCGTAGTAAGCAATTAGTGGCTTTGTGCCGTTCGTTGCAGGGCTGTCGTCGTAGACTACAGCATAACGAGCAGTGATTGATGAAGATGACCATGTAACGTCAGCAGCATCAAACTTAACAGTGTTGGTCGCAGCGTCGTAGACGTTAGTCTTTGACGTTAGAGCCTGACCACCGGCTGTGTAGCCAGTACCAGTAACCTCAAATGACACAACATCGTCTAGATAATCGTGGCTATCCTGATTAGGAGTGTATGCAGAACTTAGCAACATGACCTTGATCGTATCGCTGTCCCAATCGACTTCCTTGTTTAGGAACGCCTTTAGCGCATTTCCATACATCTTAGTAGCCATTTATATCAACTCGCCGTCTTCTCGATAACGTGGAACGCAGCACCCGTTGCCGGTGTGAATGCGTAACGCGCACGTACCTTTAGTTCACGCTCGTCGTATTCCCAACGGTGCGTGTCAACCTGTGACTCTACTCCTGAACGGACACCTAGCAATAGGTGGTCGCTGTTACCAACGATTAGTAGCGGGTTGCCTGTAGGAGCAACCTTTGCACCAGTGTCCTTACGAGCACCAGAAGTGTAAACAACCGGAACACCGAAGATGCTCTGGTTACCTCCACCTAGAGGCTCTGTAACAACACGGTCGCCGGAAGCGTCCTTTAGGTTACGTAGTGAACCAGCAAATGAAGGGTGAGCCAAGATAACGGTGTTAGCGTTGTACTGGCCGATTTCAATTGCTGAGAATACAGCGTTTAGCATTTCAAACTTTAGGTCGCCTGCCGTAGCAGTTACCTGTGATGCCGCAGTAGCAGCAGAATAAACAGATAGGAATGGAGTGTTCGTACCCGGCGCAACTGTACCAGTAGCACCTAGGCAAGCGTGGTCCAACTTACGAGCAAAGTTGCTCGCCCACTGAGTCTTGAATGCCTCTAGTGAGTCAACAAGAGAGTCAGCGTTGTCCTCTTCTGAAATCGTAAAGCGGTCAGCAAACTTAGTTGCTTCTAGCAATACGTTGTCTAGGGTTGCGTCAACCTGTGGGATTAGCGCACCCTCAGCAACGATATCAACGTCGCTGGCAGCGAAACGTGGAACACGAACGCTGTTGGAAGTCATCTGAATCTTACGGGCAACCTGCTCAATAGCAGATGTAGCCTGTAGAGCCTGAATGACATTTGAATCTGTAGGCTCGGGAATCCACCCGTTCGCCTTACTTAGATCGGTTCTAGCCATTTTAGTATCTTACCTTTCGTAATTGTTGTTCTTCTTGGTCATGAAAAATTTAACCAAGAGTTTGTGATTCCATTTGCTCAATCTTTGGCGTCCACCATAAGAGAGCGAAACCACTCAACAATCGTCCGAAAGTCTTGCGGTTCCATCTCTTATAGTTTAGCATTTTACTTTCCAAATGCCAACTTTTGAAGTCAGTTATTTAGCAATGCTTCTGCTTGTAGTTCTGAAACTGACTTCTTGGGCTCAACCGTGCCATTTGCATTGGCATCAATCTTGCCACCAGTTCTCTTCTTTGGATCAAAGAGTTCAGGGAAATCTTGCTTAAACTCATTTAGTGACTCTTCGAAACCTGACAGGTTGCCGTCGTCGTCAAAATCTACCTCTGATAGATTCATGCGCTTCAAGATTCTGTCGGCATCCTTGACACCAGTTGATTCAATAGCAAGACGTGCTTCTGACTTAATTGCACGTTCTTTCCACTTAGAGACTTCCTCTTCACTACCCGCCGCTGCGACCTGCTCTAGTTCCTTCTTCTCAGTACGTAGAGTTACTAGGTCAGCCTTGGCCTTTTCATAGGCAGCAACATATGCCTCTAGGTCTTCGATTACCTGTCCATCTCCATATTCGACTCTTGTCATTTTCTTTCCTTTCAGTATGTCTTGTTAATTGATACGCCGTCATCTACACGGCTTGATGATGCTGTTACTTCTAGGCCCTTCTTACGTGCCGCTTCAATAGCACGCTCTAGAACCTCTTCTGGTGTTGACTTAACTTCTGTCTTCTTGCTCATTCTGATGTAACCTCCTGTGTCTCATCGTTTGTTGTTGATACTCGGGTACTGCGCTCATAACCCGTCACTAGACCGGCTGCTCGCTCTTCCTTGGCTTCACCAAGAATCTTCTCGATATCTGGTTCAGAGTATCCGCCTTCACGTAGAGCCTGTGCTCCTGATAGGCCTACGTTGCGCTTCTTCAACATAATGTCCCAGTGCTCTGACTCGTCAATAGACTCGACCTCTGCCCACTCGACAACTACGGTTGCATTGATTTGTTCAATCTTCAAAGCAAAGTTGAAGATATCTACCCATGTCTGACCAAATGACTCAGCACGGTTGCGTACCTTTTTGATCAGTGGTGCCTCAGCCGCTCTCAGCGCCTCACCAGAGGGCACATTGCCTGTGCGCTCGAAATAGTGCAGCGGTGTGTTTGTTAGGCTGGCACAAGCGCGCACAGTATCCTTGATAGGCTTCCAGAAGACCTCAGGGTCGGCAGGCTTGAACTCGCCAACCTGCTTCATACCATTGAAGAACCAGAACTCTCCCGGTCCATTCTGTAGGGCATTGATGTTTTCACGGCTGTTGTCGTCATCATCAAAGTCTTCCATCTCTGAATTGGCACCGGCCTCAGCAATGGCGTAACGCTGTGGAGCACCCTGATAATCAATAGTCACCATTGACTGAATAAATTCCTTGTTGATGTAATCCTGAGCGTCGTACATATCAAAGTGCTCTGGACGACCAAACGGACGGTGTGTGCGGAAGTGGAATACCGGAATCTCACCAAATGGATTATCTACTGACTCAATGAAGTTCCAGTTTGAACCCTCAGTTGGATTAGCATTCTGTACCTTCCACTTATCGGTGCGGTCAGCGTAGTAGACATTCATACGTGTTGAGTTGTTTGAATCATTCCACATCTTGACTGCATACAACTTTCTACGTGGACGCTCTGGGTCGTATACAACCACAGTGCTGCGTGGTGAGTTGTAGGAGATTTCAATGTCTCCATCCTCGTCAGGCCACACAATGGCGTAGCAATCACCGAACTCTAGAGCACGACGGTGAATGTCATGCATTTCTAGGTGCAGTTCGTTGTTCTTCATAATCTCTGCAATCTTGTCAGTGGCAGCCTTTGTAGTTCCGTAGACGTTTGATACCTCTAGGCGGTTGACTACTGCATCTACTACTGGACGGCAGAAGTTTAGTGTTGAGCGGTACCCGGCGCTGTGGCGTAGTACGTTTCTCAACTTGGCAGAAGCGAATACCTCAGGCACGTCACCCTCGTAATATGCTTCTGCATCCTTGTATCGATCCTGATTCTGCGTTAGAGCCAGAACCTCATTCTTCAAAATTGTCATTTCTTACTTTACTCCTGTGTAATTGAATTGAGTAGCAGTAGCCCTACCCTGTGGCTTATTGAAATACAGAACACCAGAAACTACGGCGTCCAATACGTCATCATGTGGCACTCGTGGGAATGCCAACATCTGTTCTTCAAGGGCAGGGAAATATCCAGTGTGGAATACCTGCCCCTTTACATAGCGGTCATGCGCTGCTGCTGCTCTTACTTCTTTAGCCTCAGTCTGTCTAACCGATCTAAACTTGCAGGGAACACCCTTGAACACTTGCTTCCACAAATCTCCACCTTGGTTGGTTTCAATATAAAGCAGTTTAGCGTCGTATTCTTCAATGATCTTTTCTACATGGTCACGCAAATCCTCTGACTGCTTCTTTACCTGCTCAGCGTGACGAACGTATACAAGGCCGTCAGAACCACGGCTAACAACAGCGATACCCGTGTAGTCAGAGTTTCTCTTTGTGGTGACAGCCGGGTCAACAGAAACAAGTGTATGCTTCCAAGAATCAGGCTCACCAACGCGAATTTCATCATCAGTCCAATATCCTCCATCTAGAGACACTGGCCTGTTCATCATGTTCTTTGCGAACTCACGAGTACCGCGCTCTTTGTTTAGTTCTTCCATAGTCCACTTCTCTGGCCAGAATGACTCTTCTCCATCTTCTGTAGAGATGATGGCTGGGTAGTAGTGGCAATTGATTCCGTGCTGCTCAACCCAACGCTGGTCGGGGTCAAGTGAATCCTTAAAGTCTTCTGCGTCACCATCCCACTTTTCCTTTAGGTCGCCTACCTTTCTAATCTGATCAATGATTGAATCAGGCATGGTAGTGGTTCCAACGAACGCAACAATGGCGTACTGGTTCAAATAAAGGTGTGAAGAAAGCACAGTGTCAAGGCGCTTACGTGCTTCATAGGGTGAGTAGTTGGATTCTGTAGGCTCAATGTCGTCAAAGAGCAATACCTGTGGACGTAGGCCGTTTCTGTTGGCTCCAAGTACGTTGTTGTCTGCACCTGCCACTTGGAAAATAAAGCCACTGGCGCGGGTTGTGACATTTCTGTTGTCCTCCATGGCTCTAGCACCACTGGATAGACGCTTAGGTTCTACTAGTTCAGGGAAGTCAGAACGTAGTAGTTCGTTTGATGCTACTTCAATCTTAAAGTTGGTTAGCCACTGCTGTGCCTGTGTAGCATTGTCAGAGAAGGCTAGAATGTACTTCTTGTGTAGGTGAGCCCCGGCCCATAGGGGAAGAATATGGAACAACCATGTTGACTTACCTGTCATTCGTGGAGCAATAAAGCAGTCTCTACGCTTGGTGTCTGCACTAAGAGGCTTGATCCATGACTTGCCATATTCGACTACATCAAGGTGGAACTGAGCAAAACTAATTGGGTCTGCTGAACCTTCCTGTGTCAACTTATGAGGTAGATAGATTAGAGCAAATAATAGAGGGTCATTTCTAGTCAATGCTCTACGGCCCTCGGGTGAGTCCAATAGTCTTGGATCAAAGTCACGCATTGCGTCAGTTGCTAATACCATTCAAAGTTCCTTTCGTTTTGGCTGAAAAATAAGCATAATGTTGTGTGTCTACTTTTGAACACTTTGCATGTTGTAAAAATATAAGTGATGTAACGGAATTTCTAAAATATTTTTAAATTTAGAAGTTCGATTTGTAAAGAAAAACAAAAGCGACGGGGCTTTCTAGTTATTTTATTTCTATAACATTTTCTACATCATCACATGCATCATTATTGTATACACATGTCTACATTATTTACTTAATTCAGCATCATCTCCATTTTCAAGTAATGCATTTCTAGCCTGTTCAGCAGCAATCAAATCCTTGATAGCCATATCAGTTTCACCAACACTTCTTGTCTCAGAGATAGTCTGTGTCTTACCCTTCATAGCCATCCATTGATTAGAGAACTTTTGATATCCCTCAGAGAGACGCTTTACATCATCAGGTGTTAGTGTTTCATTCTCTGTTAGTTGTTCGTAGATTCTTTCCATACCGGCCTCGGCTACTCTAATTACTTCTTCATCCTTATACCATTCTCTGGCCTCAGCAGCAGCAGCCTTTAATGCATCAATATCGATTTTAATACCTCTAGCATCTACCCATCTTTTAGCAGTAGCCCATGAGCCGGGGTAGCCTAGTTCTCTCATTGCTCTTGATAGGCCAACATCTTTTGCTGATTCAATGAAGATATCGATTTCTTCATCTGTATAAGTTCTTTGTGTCATATTGTTTCTCTCAGAGAGATAGTCATGTGTATATGTGCTACGTTTACTACATATAGTGGCATATATTGCTATATTATTAACTGATTCTGTAGTATCTGTTTAAAATCTTGATAATTCGTGCACATGTCTAAAAGGTACTACCTATATAACCACTACACTAGCCATTTGACCATCTACAGCCATGCAGTGTCTCTCTGAAAATCCTCCTTAATTGGGTGAGTCATTACTGTAATCATACATT